ACAGGGTATATGTACTTACCCATGAACTCATTGTCTTTGGGCGTAGGTGTAACCGCACAGATCGCACTACTCACCGTCACAAAAAGACTTGCGTAGATAAGCAGGTCTGCAATCAAATCCATTAGTGTTGCTCCATATTAGCCATTTCTAGTTGCTGCGAGTACCAGTTAAATGCTGCTACGCGGGTATCTAACTCTTTTTGGTTAGCATTAATTACATTAGTAATCTGACCAATCTCTTCTCTCAAATCGTCCATACGAGCGGTAATCTGCTCAACATTCGGGGGAAGCTCAACAACCTCTGGTTGCTCAACAACTTCCTCTTCTATAATCTCTGCGTCAGTGGCGTGTTCCGTCATCTTCTACCTTCCATACATTTAAATTTGCAGCGACTGTGCGCCGTTCTCCGTCACCCTCAAATGGGTAAACCATGTGCGTTAGCCAGCTAGGGAACATCAGCATCTTTCCTACTTCTGGCTTAATAATAAAACTCTGCGGGGGTGCTAACCGCTCTACATCTAACAAACTGTTTCGGCCATAGCTAAAGGCTAGACAACCATCCGCATTACCACTGGAGTTATACAGGCTGTACTCTGGGCTTCCCGCTGTAGGTTGATCTAGGATCTGTTGCGGTACTTTTGTCCATGTGGTGCAAGAGACACCCATAATAGTCTTAGTGCCATGATCGTGTATTGGGTTGTAATCGCGCTCGTAACTATGTACCGACCAAAGTTCATCCGTCAGTATTTCTCGATTACCTTTTAACGCATTACCCGAAGCAGCAGAAAACTGCTTTACATAATCCATTGCCAGCCCTTGAATCATAGTATTGAAGTTGTGCATATCCTCGCACAAATGATCCATTGTAAGCTGTTGCCCGTGTCCTATCTGTCCTACTAGCGTACCTGCGTGGCTCTTACGTTCCTCTGCAACCATTAACTTATCGAGATAAGTATTCAGATCACCTACGATATACTCAGGTAACTGCGTCTCCAGCATGAATACTGCTGGTAGCGTATGGAATGTGTAGGCTTGTGGCTCCATTAACTGCTAGGAATAACGTAGCTGTTATCTGGTACAGGCTCTTTAGGGGGGTTCGTAATCACAGAGTCATATTGACTTGCAAATACCCCATCCCATCGAGTTGTTGGGCAAAGATCTTCAAGTTCTTTTTTAGTCCAATCTGCTTCAGCTTTAGGCGTAAAGTTATTAGTAACAACCTCATTACCGTCTGCGTCAGTAGTTTTATCTACAGCATTAATCATTACACGCTTATCATTCGTGTAATAATCCGCTTCGCCTTCAGTACCTTCTTCGTACTTCATAACTAACTTCCAGATAACTACTTTGCCGTCTAAGACAGAGGGTACAGCCTCCGTTAATGTTTTTTTAATAGCCATTTTATGCTCCTTTAAGTTTTTCGACTTCAGCCGAAAGTTCTTGAATTGCTTTTACCAGCATTGGAATTAATGCGTTTTCACCTACTCTCTGTCTGCCGTCATCACCATCTTCTGTCCACAAATCTGAACCTTCTTTAAAGTCGTATTCATCCATAACCTTTTTGACTTCTTGAGCAATAAACCCGTGATTATGTTTGCCGTTCATTACTCGTTCTTCTGAATCAGCTTTATACGCTTTCATTTCTTCAGGAACATCTTTAGCTTTTTTCCATAGATAGGTAACAGGTCTAAGCTCATTAATAAATGAAAGACCTATTTCTTCATCCTGAATGTCTTCTTTAAGTCGAACATCTGAGGGAGCAGTTATTGTGGTTGCACCATGCGCGATATTACTATCGTTTGCTTCCTTTCCAAATGTAAAATTATTGTTACCTATAGAAGTTACATCGTATCCAAGAACTATCTGTCCTTCACCAGCATCGCCAGAAGTAGTACAAAACGAACCAACTATTGTATTGTGACTTCCGGTTGAAAGATTAGTACCAGAAGACCCTGTGTCATACCCAATGAGAACATTATTATTGCCTGTGGTAATAATATCACCGGCAAGCGCACCTATTAGAGTATTTCTTGCGCCAGCATTTACTGAATATCCCGCAATATGACCCACTGCTACATTTTGATAACCTGTAGTTGTATCATTTAAAGCAGCTACTCCGCCCGCAAAATTTTCATAACCTGTTGTTCCACTCGTTAACGATTGATATCCAATAGCGGTATTGTTGTTTGGTGTTGTCATTCCATCGCCCGCAAGACCTCCGACAAATGTATTTTGCGTCCCTGTTGTAATTGAAACACCAGCACTTACCCCAACGGCTACGTTTGCTCCATTTGTTGTCATAGCACCAAGAGCGCCAGTACCGACTGCTACTGAAGAACTGGCAGTAGTGTTACTCTCACCAGCAGCATGACCGATAAACGTGTTGCTTGATCCTGTTGTTGAATTTAAAAGGGCATTTCTTCCAACGGCAACATTTGATGATCCGGTGGTATTTTCTTTTAAAGCACTAGTACCTATTGCGGTGTTATTTGACCCCGTATTGTCTTGCAAAGTGTGCGAGCCTACCGAAGTGTTATTATTATTTGTTGTAGCAGAAGCCCCTGAGTCATACCCGATATGGACATTATTTGACCCCGTAGTTATTGACCCACCTGCTGTTACTCCCACTGCCACATTTTCTGTTCCTGTGGTGTTTGACTTTAAAGACTCTTTGCCAACGGCTGTATTGTTAGAGGCTGTAGTGTTTGCTACCAAGGCGTCTTGTCCCACCGCTGTGTTTGACGCGCCTGTGGTATTCGCTCCAAGAGCAGCAAAACCTATGGCAGTATTAAATGAAGCAGTGGTATTAGCATCTAAAGCTGTCGAGCCTAAAGCAGTGTTATATGAACCCGTGGTGTTGGCCTCTAAAGAACTTTTTCCAACCGCAGTATTGTCTTGAGCCGTGGTGTTAGCCTCTAAAGCCTGCCTACCCACAGCAGTATTGCTTGCTCCTGTGGTGTTTAATTCCAGTGCTTCATGTCCAACAGCCGTGTTGTTGTTTCCATTGTTGGTATATAAAGCATTTCTACCAATTCCTGTGTTTCCAAAGCCAGTGGTGTTTGTAAACAAAGCTTGAGAACCAAATGCCGAATTAACTTCACCTGTGGTGTTTGCGAACAATGCAGTATATCCAACAGCGGTGTTGTTAGAAGCTGTGGTGTTGGCTTTTAATGCCCCTCTACCTAATCCAGTGTTGTTAATAGCTGTGGTATTAGCTTCAAGTGCTTGATATCCAACCGCAGTATTATCGGTTCCAGTTGTGTTAGCCTCTAATGCCTCTGCTCCAACAGCCACGCTTTCATTACCTGTGGTGTTTGAAAGCAGCGCAGCATATCCAACGGCTGTATTGTTTGAAGCAGTCGTGTTGGCCGCTAAAGCTGAAGCTCCCACACCTGTGTTGTAGTTTCCAGTCGTGTTGGCCTTCAGAACTGCATCGCCAATCGCCGTATCGTAACCTCCTGCCGTTGATACTAACAAGGCATCCTTACCTAAAGCCGTGTGATTAGAACCTGTGGTATTGGCCGATAAAGCACCTTTACCAACTGCGGTATTAGATGCACCTGTGGTGTTTGCATCTAGGGATTCTGACCCTATGGCAACATTGTTCGCACCCGTGGTGGTGGCTGTAAGAGCAGCATATCCCAATCCTGTATTGTTATCTGCGCTGGTATTAGCAGCTAAAGCCGAAAGACCAAGTGCTGTATTATTTGCTCCGGTGCTATTAGCCGCTAAAGAATTAGAGCCAATAGCCGTGTTATTAGCCGCTGTGGTTGTCGCTCCTCCAGAACCATCTCCGACAAAAGTATTATTACTTCCGCTAGTTAATGCGTCACCTGAAGAATCACCAATCGCTACGTTGTTTGTTCCAGTGGTAAGTCCTGTGCCAAATGCACCGCTACCAAGCCCTACATTGCCCGTACCGCCTAATACATCGAGTACATCAGTAACCGCTGCACCAGCACCAGCACCATCAGTAGCTACCATGCGGATACCGCCGGTTGGTATGACCACATTTGCGCCTGTTCCTGCGGTTAATGTAACTGTAGCACCGGCTGAGTTTTGAACTACCCATACGTTAGAAAGAGTATTTGGAGCTAACGTGACCGTACAAGCCTGTGAGAGAGATCCTGTAAGGGTAAGGGCCATCGAGCGAAAGGCATCACTAGTCCCATCTTGCATCGTAATGGTCGCGGTACTAGCGTCCGAAAGAGCCTCGCTTGCCGCTCCGAACTTTTCAGCGATTAGCTCCAAATTTGTGTTTGTACTTGTTCCCCAGGTTCCAGATTCATCGCCAGTGGCGATCTCTTTTAAACGAAGGTCATTAACGTAAGTTGCCATAAGTTACCTTTTCTTAGTTTTAACTTTAGGTTTATTCATAGAAGACAAATATTTTTTCAAAGTCTCTGCTTGCTTTTTATGAGTCTTAGATGCTTTTTCTAATCCTTTAATTACTTTCTTTACTTTACGAGCCATTAGGCTACCTCTTTCCAATTAGGCGTTTGGCTATCGTCAATAGCCGTCCAGTTTGGTGTTTGACTTGTTCCGGTATCCGACCAGCTTGGCGTTTGACTGTCATCGACAAGACTCCAGACAAGCGGCGTAGTTGTGGATACTGTGATTGAATTACCTGTGACCCCAACAATTGCGTCACCATTGATGCTAACGCTTGACGTAGACGCGACAAGCTCTGTGCTACTGACCGGAACCGTATTGCTTGTAATAAGCGTAATAGTTCCAACCGATACCGTTGCTGCATTTCCTGTTGCGGATACTGTGGCTGTTCCTGTGACCGTAACCGATCCCAAACCAACTGTAGCTGCGTTGCCACTTGGTGACACATTTGCATCGGCAGAGACTGATACCGATCCAAGAGAGACTGTAGCCGAGTTTCCAGTTGGCGATACATTAGCCGTACCCGTGACACTAACCGAGCCAACGCTTCCAGTAACAGAATTACCACCAGGAGAGACATTCGCATCAGCGGATACAGATACCGAGCCGACAGAGACTGTCGCCGCATTGCCAGTAACCGTAACATTTGCATCCGCGCTGACCGAGACAGAGCCGACAGACGCTGTACTAGCTGGGAATGCAGATCCATTGCCCCACGTCCCGTCACCCCATCCATGAGAGGACGAATTCCATCCATCAAATGCAACTTTGACATCTGCCACATTACGCCTTACGCGATCCTAATAATTGCGTTACTGGCATCTGGAGTAGGAAACGCAACTGTAAAGTCACCACTAGTTGATGTCTTATCTGCACCAAAATCTAATACAACAACCGCTCTGTTGGCTGATCCTGCGGTAGTTGAGGAATTATAAATTAATGCCCCTCTCGCAGTAATTGAGCTGCTAGACCAGGTAGTATCAGCAAAATCTGTAAGTGCTGTAGTTCCTGATGTGGTCGGATCTACATTAGTTAACGTATTGCCGCCAGCCGTATAACCTGTACCTGTAGCAGAAACCTCGTTGGTAGTTGCATAAGCTGTAGTTGATGCTGACATAGTGGCACTACTAGTATACAAAGCAATCTTAAATGTATTGCCTGTGCCTGTTGTAGTAGTTGTTCCACCACCAGAACCATTATGAAAGTTGTGAATTCCCTGAAGCAGCTCTGATTTAAAACTCGTAGCTACAGCTTGTGTAATCGCCATTATAGTCTCCTTAAAATATCGGCCATATCCTTTTGATCACTCAACTCCAGTTGAGCTATTAAAGTAGTTTTATTGCTTTTTACAGCTTCATCCATGTAATACTTAACTGCATGAAAAACCTGCTGTTTAAAAGCCTCTGCTTGTTCCTGGATCAATGGATGACTATTACTGCCAACAGAAACAATAGTATTGGTTGCCCTTTCCGCCCAATGCTCAACTGGAAGTCCTGCGTTATTAGTTGTAACTACATCGACACTACCTACCCCGCTAGTGCTAACCTCAATCATTAACGCCTCGCCTGTCTAACAGTTCCAGATCGATAACTGTCGGTTGTGTCATATCCCTCTCCAAGAACTTTTAGCTTTCCTAAAGAGTCTTCATAACGAGCAGAGTACATATTCATCATATCCGGATCTCCTTTTAAAAAGGTATACGCCTCTACAAGAGATCCATAAAGCAATGTATTTTCTGCATTAGTCCCAAGCCAACTAGTCCCACTAACAGATGCAGTTATAGACTCTGGTTTATAAAAATAGTGGAGTTCCGCTGATAAATTAGAATTAGGAGTTGGCCCTAAAATAAAACTAGTTTCATCAAAAACCGCATAATATTTAGGAACGCCTTCTGTAGTAGAAACTGGATATGCTTCTCTTATAAAACTAACGTCTTTAAATACTAAAAATTCATAACCGCTATTATCAACTGCCAACGAATAAGGCGCTAAAAAATCAGAAGGCATAGTAAGATATGGAGTACCGTCTGTCGTTGTCCCAGTTACGTTTTTTCTAAAGTCAGGAAGCTGAATGCTTTTAAGTATTCTATCTTCTGCTTGCTTAATAATGACTGCTAAATTGTTAACAAATGTTGTTTCCGTTGACTCAACATAGTCTTGAATTGCAGTCTTTAAAGTTGTATATGTCCACGCCATTAGCTTGTTGTCACCGTTACTTTTCCAGATTCAGCTTCTATATCAAGACCAACAGTTCTGCTTCCAAGATCTGTGACTCCCCCGCCAACGGGATCAAATGCAAAAAGTTTTCTACTCTCATCTAGAGACTGATCCGGTCTAGGATTTCTTAAAGCTTGAGGGTCATTCAACCTAAGCCTCCCTAGCTGCAATTGAGGCTGATCTGGACTAACTACATCTTTCCCAACCCTAAGGCCAGTCGGTCTGCCATTTTTTATTTGAGGGACAAGATCCTTAAGCGGATATCTAAATCCAGTAAGATCGCAATAGCCAAACGCATATTTACCGGCAGCATAACTCAAAACCTATACCCGCCTGGGGCAATAAATAATGAAGCCTTGTCTCTGCCGCCACTAGAAGCAAGCTCCCATTGCGATTCATATTCTGTTTTTAAAACAACCGATCTTTCGTTTGCACTTGGATATTTCATTGATAATCGATATGCCAGTCCAGAAATTAAACATGGCAGGTATCTTGCTGGAACATCCATATTATTACTTGCAGGAGAACCGCTATCTTCAATCCTTTCCATGTAATAATAACCAAAAGTATATGTCTTTTGATCGTCCGGAGATGGCCAGAGATTTATTACAATTCCTGTGGGTGTTCTTTCTACATAGTACTGAAGGGGCTTGGACTGGCTAAGTTTGTTTGATAAATGAGAATACTGACTAATTGATACCCTAGTTAAATTCTGATCAAACTGATTATCAACTTCACCAGAATCTGTCCTAATAAACGACTCTACAATATCAAATATTTTTCCATCCAAAGCATAAGAGCTTGTTCCAGCGGTAAGAGCTTGGGTTCCAAACTTAACTGTCCACAAATTTAAACCACGGTTTTGCCATTCAAGCATTAGCAAATCAATGCTTCTTCTGGCAGTTTTGTAGTCATATCCAGTTCTAAGCTCTATACCAATATTCTCAAAAGCTTCTTCTATAGCCTCTCCAAGATCAAGGTTAAAAGCAAATGTTTCACTTGTAGCCATTTAAAAAACCGGAGGTTTTGTTTTGCCTTTAACAGCACACCCATCGACAGGCTTTACCCTGCCCCCTCTAAACATTGCATTTGGCTTATACGACCCAGCTTCAACTTCTTTTCTTAAAGCATCAAGCTCAAGTTTTTTTTCTTCTTTTCTTTTTTTATTTTCACGCTTTTCAGCGGCACGATCATATATTCCTCGACCAACGGTTCCCAATAGATCCCTGTATGGGCCTGTTCCAGTTGCAATCCCATAAGCAGGACTTAAAGCAGAAAGTATTTTATCTGGCATTTTATAATTCCTTACTTTGACTTTGTTGGAGCTTTTCGTTTTCTCGGAGCCGGTTTAGTCTCTGTATCTTTCTTAGCCGCCTTCTTCTCCTCACCTTTCTCTGAAGACTTGTCAGCACCTTTAGAAAGCTCCTTTAACTTAGCCTCTGCCTCTGATTTACGCATAGGATCATAAACAACAATGTCATACTGACCATCATTTGTTTCGCCCGTGCCATCTGTATTTTTTGATCCGATCTGGTAAACCTCTTCGCCATCAGCAAAGTTACCATTAACGAACATTTCTAGCTTCGCCATGATGCCTCCTAGCTAAAGTGTTTTAACGCCCAAATAATTACGCTATAGGTATCGCCGTTTGTATGATCATTAGTTGTAAGCAACAAATCACCATTAACACCAGTACCAGCATTATTTGGTATACCAGGTAAAACAATACTACTGTCGGTAAAATCCCAAGTATCAGTCCAATCCTTTGGAGCTTGAGTAATAAAAACGTTGGTATCTGCATTCCAAAAAAGCTTAAAACCCATTCCAACATTACTAAACCAAATCCTTTGCAAAACAATCCGACTACAAGCATTGCCTGTGATCGGATCACTTGCTAAGGCAGAAACATCAACTTTAGCAACGTCAGTTTCTCCAGTGCCGTCACTAATGTTGGTGATCTTTAATACAAGGTTTTTGCCGCCATCAACAATAGTTTGTGATGTAACTGCATCAGCCATAAATTACTCCCTACGATGCTACGTCGTAGCCAGTGATCTCAATCAGGAAACGACCTGCCGTATAAGCAGCGTGACCTGTACCTTGACCAACTAAATACAAGTATTGATTTGCTGCAATGTCTCCACCAGCAACCATAGTACCTGCGGAAGCAGCACCTGCATTGATAATCTGGGTTTCAGTTAAGTCACCAATTGCTGTGTCATTAACACCTGTGCCTTCAGTAGCAGAATACAGATCTATATCTGTGCCACCGCCAGCAGGAGTTTCTACACAAGTCATAGTCACACCGAATACAACGCCTTGGTTAGCCGTAGTGACCTGTGCAATAAATGCAACACCATCACCGTCTTTACCAATAATATCGCCAGCAGTGCCGCCATCACGTAAATCGGTAAGATCAATCATAATGGTTGATTTAACAATGTTAACGTTGGTATCAACATCACTCTTTAGGCGGTTAACCTGAGTGACATATACCGCTGCAGTTCCTTCAATACCGGCACTTCCGGTAGCTTCGACTGCAAATTTATCACCACTAGTAACAGTAACTGTTCCAGTCGTGGCGTTTTTAGAAATCTGTTGAAACCCATTTTCCGAACGGACTGGGCCTGAAAAAGTAGTATTAGCCATGTATGTCTCCTGTCGTGGCTAGAGTCAGTCTCCCCATGAGACTGTCAGGATCTGTGAAGAATACCTTTTACACAGGCAAAAAGAAAGGGCGACGTGCGCCCTTTCTATAGCAAATTGAATTTGCTTTACGCTCCGGGAGTACCGAACACTCCGCGCCAATCAGACACCCCGAAAGAATATCTTTCGCGGGCCTTGAAACGCAT